GCGAGGGCGAGGTCGAGGCGTGCGTCGTACGGCATTCGGATGCTGTGCGAGTCGGAGGTCATGTCGGTGTTGACCGCGCCGTCGCGTCGGGCCACCAGTCGTGGGTGCCGATCGGCGCCATCGACTCGAGCTGCGACGCGATGCGAGTCACGGGTCAGCCCCGCCGATTGGCCGGGATCTTGTCCGCGTCGTAGTCGCCCGCCGGGGTGGCGTCCCGGTACCGCTCGAACAGCACGTCCATCATCGATCGCTGCTGCACGTTCTGGATCCTGATCGGCCGACGGCCCCACGCCTGCGCGGCCATCACCATCAGGTTCGCCCGGTTCCCCGCTTGGGGGACCATGCGTCGGGTGCGGTCACCGAAGAACTCCCAGACCTGCCCCTTGCGGGGGTGGTCCATGTCGACGACGAGGATCTCTGCTGCCATTGGTGCCTCCTCGGGCTCCGGTGCGATCGGTGGGGTTGGTGGTGCTGGTGGCGTGTACGGGGGTGGGGTCGAGGTGGGATCCGAGGGAATCAGGCCGGCCACCTGTGCGGCGATCCGTCGCGCGTCGCTGGGCCAGCCGTTGAACTCGAAGTGCATCGGGTCGGCGCGGCCCTTCCAGTCGCCGCCGTAGTCGAACCCGTGCGCCTTCCACAGATCGACGATCCACTGCGGGAGCCGCTTCTTGGAGCCCATCGGGAACTGCGTCGCATCGATGTCGACAGCCAGCCCCCACGAGTGGTTGCTCGGCGTCCTCTTCCCTCGGATCGAACGGTTGGCGTACGACCAGTCGTCGTTCTGATCTCCGTGCCCGTGGTCGAGCAGGTAGCCGCGCCGTTCGGTCTCGTCGATCAGGTACCTGATGATCGGGGCGATGAGCTCGTGGACGGTGAAGCTGGTGCCCGAGCGCGCGGCCCTGACGGTAGCCATGTCGCCGGACCGGTTGACCGGCCAGCCCTGCCCCCATCCGCGCAGGTTCGCCGGTGCGGTCATGTCATCGCCTCCATGCGTCCGGTGTCGCCACCGGCGTGATCCCCGCCGCCGTCAACTGCGCCGATAGCGACACGACCACGCTGGACAGGTGATCGACCTTCGCTTCGAGCTCGGCGATCTGCCGCTCGAGCTTCGCTTCGTTCTTCGATGCCATCGCCGTCGACCGCTCCACGAAGTCCGCCGCCGCCCGGCTGATGACGTCGACCGCTTGCGCCTCGATGTGGTCCGCCTCGGATGATGTCCGACGGTGTGCGGCCAGCGCTGCGACGACCGCAGTGGTCGCACCACCGAAGATCGCGGACATCATGACGAGGATGCTGTTCACAGCTCGACCTCTTCCTGGCGGCTACGGATCGCCGAGTGCAGCTCACGCATCGCCCGCACCGACGCCAACGCCGGCCAGACCCACACGATCGGCCACGCGGTCACACTCAGCCCGCGGCCGACGCTGCTCCACGTCTGCAACGGAGGATCGAACAGCAGCAGCCATCCGTACAGGGCGACGTAGCACAGGGCGAGCGACGCGACAGCAGCGTGAACGACTCGAAACCGGAGCAGCCCGTCGCGGGCCGCCCACCAGTTCAGTGCAGACGCACCGAGCGCCATCGCAGCGTTGATCGCGATGATGACCTCTTCGATGCGGGTCATCGGGTCTCCGAGACTGCTGCGTAGACGGTGATCTTCCGGTGGCCGACCGTCGTGATGTCGATCGTCGCCAACGTGCGCGGCCCGTACGGGATCGCCAGCGTCTCGTCGATGTCGAGGAGCTGGAACCCGGCGGCGGTTGTGCCCGACAACGTGACGGTGGTGCCAGCTACCGTCACGTCCGCCGATGACGTGCCGCCTCCGGTGCTGTCGACCCGGGCGATCAGCTTGTGGAGGAACCCCTTACCGGGCATCGTCCGGGCTGCCGTCGTGTCGTCGCCGCCGTCGACGAAGTCGAACAGCACGACCTCGGTCTGATTCAAACCCGGCGTGCGCTGCGTGTTCGTCGCGTACACGCCCTGCGCCGACTGGACCAGGCCGTGCATCCCACCACGGGACGACACGTCGATCCAACGACGGAGCCGGGTCCCAGCATCCTCGAAGAACGAACCGCACTCAACGATGACATCGTCGAGCATCCCGTCGGAATCCATCTTGCAAGTGATCGACGCCACCGGCATGGCTGTCGTCGAGTTGATGTTGTCGCGGGTCGGGACAGCCATCGTTGACCACTTGTCATACCCGGCATACGGCAGGTCGGCGTTCGCCATGTCGCGCAACTGGGTGAACGTCGCCACCGGACGATCACCGCCGAACGCGTCGAGGAGCCGGTCAGCGAAGTCGATCGCGATCGCGCCCGACGGAACGTGGGGGATGCCGAGGTACTCGAACCGCGGCTTGGACGGGAGCGAAGCGGGGCGGGTGAACGGGCCGTCCTGGTAGCGGACGACAAGGGCGTCGAACTCGGCGGGCATCTGTTCCCATTCGAGCTCCACCATGTTCACCGTGTCCGGTGCCGCCGTCCCAGCGGTCGAACCAGCCGGCACCCATGTGATCGTCGGCGTGTTGGCGTGGTCGCCCTTGGACCAGATCTGCAACGTCTTCCCGGTCGCCTCGACGTCGGTGTCGACGTAGAGCTCGGCGAGCGACTTGAGCACCGACCCGATCGAATCAGCACCGATCCGTGGGGCGATCGAATGCGTGCCCGTCAAACTGCTGCCGTCAGTGTCGAGACCGGCTCCGAAGTCGAACGTCCAGTCGGACACCGACGGGTGACCGTCAGCGAGCGCGTTCAGCACCTCGTCGGACGACATGGTGAGCACCGCGTCCGGGGTGCCGTACACCTGACAGTCGGAACCGGAGGCGTACACGAGGGCGCCTTCCTGGCCTTCGGTGATCTGCCAGACAAGCCCGGCGTCGTACCCGGCAGCGTCGCGCAGGTCGGCCTCGAACGCGAGGAGCACGTAACCTCCGTTGAGCACCGTGAACTCGACCCGCTCCGCTTCGGCGTTGTAGGCGGCGTTACGAGGGTGGCGTCGACCGTTCAGGTAGACCGCTGCGTCGTAACAGCAGAAGTCGAGGCAGTAGAACCCCTCATCGAGGAACACCCATTCGCGGAAGAACAGGAAGTCGTCGGACGCACCGGTCAGCCAGATCCACTTGGCGCCGAGCACCCGCATCCCACCCGGCAAACCCGGCGAGACGGCGGACGTTTCGCCGTGCGTGCCCAGCTCCTCGGAGTCCTCCCATCCGGTGGAGTCGTCGAAGTCCATGCCGTACCACTCCATCGGCCGATCGTCGATGGGTGGGAAGATGTCGGCGATCGTGCCCGGCGACTTCGACGGCGGCGCGGGCAGCACCTTCGCCCAGTCAAGATCGGCGATGAGCCCGGAGCCTTTGATGGTGACGAACTCGGCGCCACCCTCGTCGGACTCGGTGATGATCCGACCGGACGCCGGGCGTTCGATGATGCCGGCGAACCGGGCCGTGCTGTTCAACGAGAACCGGACGACACGACCAGCGGTGCACGCTGCAATCGCAGAGTCACCCAAGGGCAGCTTGAACGAGAACGTCCCCGGCTGATTCGGTGCGTCCTGCCACGTCGCATCGAACGCGTTGGCGAGCGTGTCGATGACCGAGCCGGTGTTCGTCGACGCGTAGAGGGCGAGGTCGACGGGCTGGGCGCTCACTGGAACCGGCCCGACGGGATCGACAGCTCCAACACCGCCTTCACCCACGCACCGTCCTCACGCAGGTCGGACACCTCGAGACCGGTGACGTGCACCGGTTCGGTGATCGTCGACCCTCCGGGCACGGTGAGGACCGCGGAGCGGGTGCCGTCGGTCGTTCCGGTGGGGGCGACGACGTTGTCGCGCAGGTAGGCGATGTTCGTGTAGATCCCGGCGAGCAGACTTGACGAGGATGCGCCGGTGCGGTCGACGTCGCCGACGATCAACATGCGGAGGCTCTTGCGAGTCGCGGTCGCGTAGCGGCGCACAGGGAACGACCCGGTGACGTTCGGGCGTGTCCGATCGGTGCCGCGCTGATCGGCGGGCAGCCACAACTCGTACAGGTTCTCGATGCGCCAGGCCGGGCAGAACATGGCGATGCCGCCGATGGTCAGGTCGCCCGCTGCGGTGTTGTACGAAACCGGCATCAGACACCCGCCAAGAACTGTGCGTCGCGCATCTTCCGCGCCGACTCGGAACCAGCAACCACCGGATCAGCCGTCACAATCTGCTGATTCACCGTCACACCCGACCCTGAGCCGGCGACCAGCTTCTCAACACCAGAGATCAGCCGGTCAGTGTCCGACGCGTTCATCACGAACCCCGGCGTCGAGGGGCGGAACAACTCGCGCCCAGTCTCGTTGACTTGGTACAGGTTGTCGGGGCTCGCCGGGCCACCCATTTTGCGGGGGTAAGGAGTCGACGGGTCGCCATCGGCGCCGCCGAGCATGATGCCCGCATTGATGGAGCCGCCGATCCTTCCGAGCCCGTCCCGCACGGCATTTCCAACACCCGCAGCGGCGCCCGGTGCCAACTCCAAACCGACCTTGATAATCGGTGCTAGGCGTCCGATGTCAAAGAACAGTTCGGCGGCGGCACCGCGAGCCGGGAGCGTGTTCGCCCCGACAGGCACGTCGACCGGTGGTGCGTCGGTCAGACCCTTCTTCCAAGTGTTTGTTCCCGTATCTGCCGGCTCAGTGTCGGCGCCGATAGGGAGCTTTGGTGGCTCGCTACCCTCCACCTCACCCTTGTACGTCTCGACGTCACTGCGAGCGGGGTCAAGGTTGCCGGCAATCGGTAGCATCGGCTTACCAGCAGCAACCTGTGAGATGATCCCAGCGACGTAGTCCTCAGCCGACTTGTAAGGCGGCGGAAACGACAGATTCGTGGGGATGTCCAGGTCGCCCGTCGACAACGCGTACTGGAGGTCAGCGAGAATCGGGCCGATCAACTGGGGGCTCGTGTCGAACGCCGCCTTGATCGCCACAGGGTTACCCGACAGCACCGTCGTAAACGTGTCGATCAGCGCCTTCGCACCCTCAAGGTCACCCGCATCCAACTTGGCCTGCAAGCGTGTCTTGATGGTCAACGGGGCAGCGTCGAGTTCTGCCTGGTAGATGTCCAGAGCGAACCGGATCTCCTCCAAGAACTCCTGCTTGTTCGCAAACACAAGCGCCACGCGGATCTGCCGCTCATCCAACCCTGCAAGCCCGATGTACTCGTCGAAGTTCTCCGGCGGCACCTTCGCCTTTGTCAACGCATCAACGAGCTGGGCACGCAACTGGTCGGCCATCGCCGTCACCGTCGCGTCATCCGCGCCCGACGCGATCAACTGCTCGAGCAGCCCCGTCGCGCTCGCCCCGAACGACTCCAGATCCTCGACCGCTGCCTGCGCCTCGTCGCTGTACTTGCCGAGCGCCAACCCGGCAATGTCCAACTCGGGCGGCAACGCGCTAATGCCATCCTGCAGCTCACGCATCGCCGACGAGAGCGTGGTGGCAGCAACAGCGGCACTGTCGGAGTTCTTCGTGTCCTCGAGCGCATCAGAGAACGCCGACGCCTTCTTGGCGTTGTTCTCCTGACGCAGTGACAGGGTGCTGATCGCCTCGGCGTACTCCTCAACCGAATCCTTGATGGAGTCAATCGTGACCTGCCGGCGCTCCTCGGCCTTGATCGCCGCGTCCTGAGCGCGTGTCGCTGCCTTGTCTGCGACGGTCGCCTCAACGGTTGCCTCACGACGCTCATCAATCTTCTTTTGCGACTCGCGGATGAAGGTGGCGTTCGTCCTGTACTGGTCGGAGTTCCGGCTCAGTTCCTTGTTCTGTTCCTTGAGGTTGTCGACCAGCCGCTGCGCGGCGTCAGGACCGAACGAGTTGAGTGCATCGTCGAACGCTCTCTCGACGTCCTCGATCTCTGCGGCGAAGTTGCCCAACTGGACCTCGGCGCCGACCCCCTCCCACAACTGCGACAGCTTGATTGTCTGGTCCTCGACTTCCACCAACCGTGCGAACGAGTCACCAAGCTCTGCGTTTGTGCCCGACAGCGACCCGCGGAACTTGTCGGTCCCGGCCGCCAACTTTTGGTCGATGTCGTTGATCTGATTGCCGACCTGCACGAACGTCTCGGCGATACCGATGCCTGCAAGGATTCCGCCGACCGCCGCAGCTGCCTTGCCGACTCGTGTGAACTCGCGTTCACCCGTCGCGCCGATTGGGGCAAGCGTGTCCTTGAACTCCAACGCCTTGCCCGCAGCAACAGCAAAGCCGCCGCCAACGGTCGCGACCAACCCTGCGGTGGTAGCGAGCCCGCCGGCGGCGGTGAGAAGCCCTGGATTCAGTTCGTTCAACGCACCCGCGGCGTCCGCGGCTTGGCCGGCGAGCCCGCCGAGCACACCCGCCGCGCCCGTGCCGACAGCTTCGCCGAGGTCGCCGACGTTGTTCTTCAGGATCTCCAGCTGACCGGAGAACGTCTTGCCCTCGACGCGGGCGAACCCGCCGACGGTCTGGTTCAACGCGTCGAACGTCGCCTGGAACGAATCAGTAGCGAACGCCGTCTCATCGACGACGATGCCCATCTTCTTCAACGCGCCAGCGGACCCGTCGACGGACTTGCCGACCGCCTTCGCGGCCGCGTCCATGTCGATACCCATCTTGCGCGACAGGTCGACGATCAGCGGGGTGAGCTGGGTGATCTGCCGTTCGGTCAGCCCGAACTGGACGAGCAGCGACTGTGACCCGATCACCGCGTCCGCGTCGGCGGCGGTGACCTTCTGCAAGTCCTGGGCGACGTCGCGCAACGCCTTGCCCTTGTTGCGGAACGCCTGATCGGAGTTCTTGATGCTGTTCTCGAGCTTGAGGACCTGCTTGTCGGCGTCGTCGGACGCCTTCGCGAGCAGGCCGAGCGCGCCGACAGCGACAGCGCCGCCGACCAGAGCGCCGGTGCCGATCGTCTGCAACCGGGCCGACATCTTCGCGGTGCGGTCCTCGGCCCTGCCGAGTTCCTTCTCCGCGGACCTGCCGATCGACTCGAACTCCGACCGTGCCGCCTTGCCGTCCGCGTCGATGAGGATTTCGAGACGCTCAAGTAGAGCCACTGCTCACCGCCTCATTCAACAATCGAAGGTCGCGCGGTGTCAACCGGCGGACTTGTTCTGGGGTCCAGCCGAATCGGGCGGCGCACCAGACGACCCATCGGTCGACGCTGCGCCCTCCGGCAAAGGGAGCCCGTCCTGATACGAATCAGGAAGATCCTCGGGAACCTTGACGAACACCTCCTCGAACTTGCGAGGGGTCAACGTCTCCGGTTCGGCGCCGGTCTGTGAGCAGGCCGCTGCGTAGATGTACTTCGCGGCTTTTGCCGTGCGGAGCGGGTGGGAGATGATGCGCCACCACTCCTCGCCGCACAGTTCCTCGAGTTCGATGAGGGCGTCGAGGGTCAGGTCCGACACGCGGACCTGACCCTTCGGCGTCTCTACAGCCCACTCATCTGCCATCAGGCCAGAACGGCGTGGCAGAGGTCCGTGTACCCGGACCACGACATCGACGCCTCAACGACGCCACCGACGTCGGAGGATGTGTTCACGTCGAACAGTGCGGTGCCGAAGTAGTAGTCCTTGCCGGACCCGGTGCCGCCCATGTAGGCGTACCACTTGCGGGCGTTGCCGTCGGTGATCTTGTAGTGCGACCCGTCGGTGTCGGCGAACGCGCCGATCTGGCCGGAGTTGCCGGGCAGCCCGACAAGGGTCGCCTTCGACGTCGCACCGAACGCGGTGACGTCGAACTTGTCGCGAGTGGAGTCGAGCGAGAACGTCTTGGCGTTCACGATCGGCGATGCCGCAGCGTTCGCGCCGACCGACTGGTCGACGAGGATGACTGTGTTACGGCCAACGATTGGTCCGGCCATGATGGATACCTTCTTCGTGTGTTGGGGGTGGGCTTGCTACAGCCCGAGGGCTGTCATCAGTGCCCGGACGTTGTTGTCGAACGTCCGGTCTGAAAGGGCGGCGCGGGCCGCGGTCGCGGCTTCCTGGCGCTCGTCGGGGTGGGCGATCGCCCAGCGGATCTGCTCGCCCATCTCTTCCGGTGTGGAGAAGATGGGGAGCATCGGCAACAGGTCGTCGCCTTCGGGGCGGGACTGGCGGGCGAACCACAGGCCGCACGCTGCGAGCTCCACCTCACGGGGTCCCATTGCGATGCCGTCGGCCCGGTCGTGGACACCTTCGTTGTTCTCGATCCGGTACACGTTGAACGACGTCAGCGACGACCGGTAGATCGTCGCCGTGTGGTCGTTCATCACGCACCAGCGCGAGTCCTCGTACAGCAGGTGCGGGCGTAGCGGCGACTCCGGAGACAGGTCCTTCCACGCACCAGCGAGGAGGAGTTCGATCCCGGTCCAGTCGACCTGCTCGAGGAACTCGACACGGGACGGCATCCCGGTCCCGACGAAACACGCCTCGGACACGACATCGGGTGACGCCGGTCCGGGGTGATGGATCTCCGGGCGGTAGCAGTGCGGCGCGTAGAACGACGCCGGCACCACCTCACGGTAGAGGTCGAGGTTCAGTGGGTCGTTGATGACGGCGCAGTCGATGCCGTCGAGCCGTTCAAGCTGTTTCGTGTCCTCGTACGGCGACTCCGTGAACACGACCGCGACCTTGTGGCCGCGCGACTTGATGATCTCCACGAGCCGCTGGTCGACAAAGAAGTCCGAGATGAGGATGACGAGGTCGGGCCACCACTCGTAACACGCCGACTTGATCTGCTGTGCGGCCATCTGACACGACGACTCGAACGAGAACGCCTGGACCCATTCGCCGTCACGCTCGAGGTGCGCCGCCGAGTAGAACGCGAGCCGGTCGTGAAGGTTGTACTCGCGCACATCCCAGCCGAGTGTGCGGAGTCCGTCGCACCACCCGTTGTGCACATCGGCGACGGAGAAGTCCACGCCGGGATGTACGACAAGTGCTCTCACTTGAACACCTTCACGAGCCCGGCACGTTGCGTGCGGCTGTAGGCGGCGGTCGCCCCGTCGGTCCCGCGGGCGACGCCTCGTGACCAGGTGAGCTTTCCGCGAGTGCCGGGGTGGTGGACGTACGGCCGGAAGTTCGGGCCGATCTTCAGTGTCGACGCACGCTGGCGTCGGCGGCTGGAGTTCTTGTTGTTCCGGTTGCCGCGTGCGGTCGCTGCGACTTCGCCGATGTCGATCGCGCCGCGTCCTCCGGCGAGGAAGTCGAACAGGGCGAGCGCCTGCCCTTGCCGGCGGGTGAGTCCGGCGACGATGACGTGCGGTTTCGCTCCATACTCCATGACCTTCCACGGACCCATCGGCCGCGGTGTCAGGGTCGCGGTGGCGTGGACGTCGCCGTCAACGTCGTAGCCGGCGCCGAGCTTCGTGCCGTTGCGACCGAACTTCGACAGGCGTAGATCGCCGCCCGAGTCGACGCGGGCCTGGTGGAGCACCGAGTCCTTGTAGACATCGGCTGCGGCGGCTACGGCGTCCCGGTTCTCTCCGACGATCGCACGGCCGGCTAGGTCGAGCTTGCGGGCGAGGTCGGTCGCGTTGCGCGATGTGCCCATCAGGTCCACACCTTCGCCGTGATGACCGCCCCGTAGTAGGCGACACCGTTCCACTGCACTTCGCCGTACGACCCTGCGGAGTCCCATGCGAGCGACACGCCATCGACCTCGGTGGTCGCGTCGAGCGCGGTCATGATCGAACCGTCGCCGACGTCGAGGAGCCGGTCGAGCGTTTCGAGCTGCTCGGCGTCGGAGTGCGACACGACGACGAGGATCGTCGCGCTCGACTCGCGTCCGCCTTCGTAGGTGGCTCGCTTCATGTCGAGCCCAGCCACAACGACAGCGGGCACTTGGATCGATTCGGGCGGGTACATGTACCGGTTCACGCCGGACAGGTCTGCGACAGCGTCGTAGATCGTCTGGCGGATCGTCGCGTTGCTCGCGGTCACCCGATGCCCCACACGTCCGGGTGGCGGTACGGTGCGAGCAGTTCGCGTGCGTGACGCGGCATGTAGCCGGGAACGCGTGACATGCCGAACTCGGGCGACCCGACCAGGCCGAGCGGCGCGTCCTGCACCTTCGCCATCTCGTGCACGAGGATGCGTGCCGCTTGGGTGATCTCCGCGGGTACTTCGGGCCAGCCCCACACGCCGGTCACTTCGATCAGGTACTCGCGCCCGGTCGTGACGCCGAGCGGGAACGTCGTCCCGGTCAACAGTTCGATCTCCGTGTACGGCTCGGGGACAGGCGCCCGTGTGGCTGCGCCCTTGGGGCACAGCACGTAGTTCGTGATCGTGCTGTCGTAGGTGCCGTCGCCGTTGGTGTCGACCTTCAGTGACGTGACCGAGACGAGGTCGTTGAACACGCCCAGCTTGAGCTCGTACGGGTCGTCGACCTCGAAGTAGCGGGCGACCGGTACGCCTGTGGTGCCGTCCTGGTAGAAGTGGCGTCCGCAGTGCCGGTCAATCTGCCGCGACACAGCGGTCACGATGTCGTTGAGGATGCCGAACTGGTCGGTGTACTGCCGGCCGATGTAGTCCTGTGCCTGTTGTCCTGTGAGGTAGCCGTTGACGACAGCCATTCAGGTCACCTCCAGGCGACAGCGCGCACGTCGTCGCCTGCGACGTCGAGCGAGTAGGAGAAGAACGACCGGTCGAGCACTTGGGCGAGAGCTTCGGGATCGATGTTCTGGTAGTGCTCACCGGCACGCACCGGTCCACCGTCGAGAGCGGAGTGCGGTTCGCGGCCGGGGCCGGCGGCGGTGAACACGAACACGCCGTCGGGCTTCAACATGTGCGCGATGTGGCCGATGTGCTCTGGCCAGTCAGGTGTGTGTTCGGCGACTTCGAGGTGGAGGGCGACGTCGAACGGGTCGACCGCTCCGTAGTCGAGGACGTCGCCGACCCATGTGACCCGGGGGCCTTCGATGAGGTCAAGGACTTCCCAGAACGAGTGGGGGTGGAACAGTGCGCCGGGGTGGCCGTTGATGTCGCGTCCGCCGACGTCGAGGATGACGACCGGTTCGGTGAGCGGTGCGGCGCAGCGGGCTACCCATTCCATCGCCGCGGCGTGCATCAGATCAGCTCCGGTTTCCGCCACCACACGACATGCACAACGCAGGCGAGGAGCAGCCAGTGGGTGGGGATGACTTGGGCGGCGGCGAGCGCCAGAGCGGGGCCGGCGGCGGTGTGCACTAGGCGGACGGTGTCGGTGGCGACGAGGAGCTGTAGGTAAGCGACGACCAGCACTGCGATGAGTGGCCACGACGGCCGGTAGAGGGCTGCGAGGCAGATGCCCCACGGGGCGACCATCGTCCATGCGTCACGCCAGTCGTGTGCGGCGAGAGCGGTGCGGAACGGGTGGTCGTGCACTTCTCGCAGGTTTGGGATCGCGGTGACCTGGTCGAGCTGCGGTTTCCAGAACAGGCCGCGTATCAGCGGTGCGGCGAGCCCGACGAGGAGGATCGGATGCCACGCCCACAGCGCAGCGAACACAGGCGAGGTCTCCTTGATGCACGCAGCGACGACGATGACGACGACAGCAGCAGGCCACCAGCCACACTCGAGTAGGGCGACAGCGGCGAGGGACAGAGCGAGAGCGGGGAGATCGACACCGACGGGGCGTGCAACGGGAGGGCCGAGAACACCCGGGAGCGCAAGCAGCAGCACTGTGGCGGCGCCTGCGATGCGCCAGTCCGATGTGCGGGCGTACGACCATGACCACATGGCGACGGCTGCGAGACCCCATGACGTGAGCCACACGGCCCGCCAGCGCGACGGGTTGTCCCGGCACACCTTGGGGAGCAGCCACCGGAGGTGGAACGGGCGGGCCACCCTGACGCCTTGGCCGGCGAGTAGGTAGCGGGCGGCGTCAGGGCCAAGCCTCATGGCGACTGCTCCGCACGTTCTGCGATGAGCTCCGGGTAGAACTCCATGACCCATGCAGCTAGGTCTGCTGGTCGCTGGCCTGACGGTTGTGGCCGGGTCCACAGTTCCAGGTTCTCCGGCCGGTTGTCGCGGCGCATCCCGTTGAGGTGGTGGACGTTCTCAAAGTCGTGGAGACGACGCCCGATCTTCTCTTCCATCACCAAGCGGTGTTCCATGACGTATCCGGCTTGTGTTGCTGCCGGATGGTCTGGCACGTACCGCATCGCGTATCTCTTGCGACTGTGGGATACCAGCTTGGTCGCCTTCGGCTGCGAGCTCAGACGGCGAGTTGGTTCGATGAGATTCGCCTTTACCAATCGCTGATAGTGCCGGGAGCACAGCCCTCGAGCGTGCGCTGGTTGCTCGCACTCATCTACGTCCCATTGCCATTGACATGGGCCACCGGTGGGCCGGTATCGCTCACCCACCGGCCCAAGATCTCCGTTCCGGCGTTGTCGCTCGTAGTGCATGGAGCACAACGACTTGGCAAGGTGGGGCCGATGACAGCCGTCGACAACGCATACCCGAGCAGCCATCAGCCGTAGCTGTTGTCGTCGGAGGTGCGGCCAGTGATCGTCGCTGGTGTTTCCTTCGTCGCCGTCGGCCACCACACCTTCGGGCCCTTGTGATGCCCAACCTGTGCGGTCGTGTCGACGTACGTCCGATGTCCGGCCTCGCCGGCACGCAGGCAGAACGACACGTCCTCGCCCAACGCCCACTCGAGGCCCGACTCGCCGGTACGGATATCGAATCCGAACCAACAGTTCTTCGATCCGCCCGACTGCTCGAACATGTCGACCAGCACCGAGCGGTGGACGAGTAGGCAGCCGGTGCCTGTCGCCGCCAACTGGAGAACCTGTTCCGGTTCCCAGTCCAACATCACCTTCGTGATCGAATCCGGGTCAGGGATGAACAGGGTCGGCACCGGCCCCTCAGCGGTGACGATCACGCACAGGGCACCGAGGATCTTGACGTCCATCTGCATCGCACGGGCAACCAGCCGGTGCAACAGGTTCGGCTCGAACACCATGTCGGTGTCGCAGAACCACAACCACTCGCACGTCGCATAGTCGTCGTTCGTCAGGAACTCGTCGACGAGCCGGTTACGGGCCTTCGCCAAGTTCGACGTCGCCTCAAGCGCCACATAGTTGTGGAGCAGGCACAGGTCGAGCGGGTTGGGCGACTCGGGTTCGCCGGCCGCTTCCCACACCTGTAGAGCTCGTGTCTTGTCCCACGCCTGCAACTCGACAAGCGAGCGCAGGAACCGGGTGCTGATGTCGTGCCCTGTCGAGGGGAACGCCATCAACGCGCGACCGGGCAGACCATCATCATTCGACGGCATGACGACTCCTAAGCGACGGCAGTGACGGGGGTGACGGCAGTGCGGGGTCGACGCTCGATGCCGTCAAGCAAGCGTCGACCCCGCGAAGTCAGCTGGTCAGGAGATGACCTGCTTGAAGCCGGTGCCCTGGAGGACGCACGAAGCGACCGGGTACCGACCAGAGGTGAACGCCGAGTAGCCGAACAGCACCATCTGCACCGACAGCGACGATCCGAGGACTTCCTCGAAACGCAGACCCATCGGGGCGCCGCCATCCTCCATGAGAATGTTGTCGGCGCGACGCGTGATGATGATCCGGTCCTCGTCGGTGCTGGCACCGAGGACGATCGGAACGTTGGCGTCGGAGATGACCGGCACACCGGCGATGTCGCCGACGGAGTTGATCCCCGCAGCGACGCCCTGGCCGACCTGGTTCTGACCGGTGTACCCGTTGATGTTCACCAGCGGGCGACCAGCGGTGTCGGACTGGGCGCACAGCCAAGCCCAACGGCGCGGGTGCATCACGATCAGGTCCGGGGCGGCGAGACGCGAGGTGTTGACCTTGCCGATGCCGTTGTGGATCGCCGTCACCAGCGAAGCGCCGGTGGTGCCGGTCCACGCAGCGGTCTGCACCGACGTGGTGTTGATGACGCCGTAGTGGGTGCCCGCAGTGCCGGCGCCGTTGATGGCGTCAGCGTCGAGCTTCGTCGCGTAGGCGGAGACGAGGTCGGCCATCAGGATCTCACCGATGCCGGTGCCGCGGTCGATCGACTGGCGGGACACGACCTGCTGACCTGCGTAGGTCCGCACCGGGACCGTGAGGTCCGTCTCGGCGTAGGTCGTGTTCTGCACTGCGGTGTTCTGCGTCTCCTGCGCCGCCACAGCGGTGCCGGTGTTGCCACGCGGGATCGTGATGGTCATGCCGTCCGAGGGCAGCGCGAGCGAGCTCACAGCGTTCAGGAACGGGCGACCGGCACGAAGCACCTCAGCGAACTGCGAGGTGAGGTACTGGGGCACGACGAGTCCGCCGAAGTTGCCGGTCGTCGACCGGTACTCAGCCTTCGCCTCAGCCTGCGAACGCATGATGCGGTCACGGGCCTCGTAGTCGGAAGCGAACTCGGCACGGAACGCGTCAGCGACGAAGTCGTGATCGCCGTCGGGGCGGTAGGTGCGCTCCTCGGACTTCACGGTCACGGTCGCGGTCTGCACACCGAGCGCCTTGCGGGTCTCGTCGGCAGCGGCACGGGACTCGTCGATCGCAACCAGGTCAGCCTCACGCTGACGCAGCTCGGCGATCTTCGCGTCGACAGCGGTCAGCTCGGACCGCTTCTCGTCGAACGACTTGGTCTCGTCCTCGGTCAGGTCGGAACGACCCTCGGCCTCGACGGTGTCGAGGATGGCCTTGACGGCCGCGTCTGCCGCGTCGCGCTCGTTGAGCGCCGCGGAGATCAGGGAGCGAATCTGCTCCAGCATGATTGAACCTCCAGGTTCGATTGGGGTGTTGGGGGTTCACTGGGTGGGCGTCAGGTGCGTGCAGGTGGTGGCCCGACGGGCTCCGGCGTGCAACAGCGGCGTGACTCTCGGCGCAGTGGTGTCAGCCGTGGCTGACAACCTCGAGCTGACGACGGGCCAGCGCGAGGGAACGACCAGCCGGGGACGGCTGCTCGCTTCGGATCTGAGCGACGGTCGCAGGGTTCGCAGGGAACGTCACCACGGACACGTCGAAGAGCTTCAGTTCGTTGATCGTGCGGACCTCGTACGAGTCGTCCCACGACTGGCGCACCGCACGGAACGCGAACGACATCTCATCCATGTCGCCACGCGACATCGCGGAACGCAGCTCGGCGACGACAGGGTTCGCGGGGTCGAGCTCGGCCGACACACGCAACCCGATGTCGTCGGACTCGAGCGTCAGGGTTCCCGACTTGGACCGGGCCAGCGGCACACCGCCGTGGTTCACCAGCAGCTTGACGTCGGCCTCGTTCGCCGACTTCGCAGCAGCACCACGGGTCACAACCTCAGTGAAGCCACCGTTGTCGGGGCCACCTGCGATGTCGTAGCGGGTGTCGTACACCAGGGCGTACCCGGTCAGGACCGGGTTGCCGTCCTCGACGGAACGCAACTCGAGGCCAGTGATGGCCCGCGACTCGCGCTCCGGTGTCTCGACCCCGTCATCAGTGCGGCGGTACTCGGTCATGGCGGTGGCTCCGTGGGAGACGGGACGGCGTCAGTGGGTGGAGAAGTCGTCGGCGAGAACACATCGCCACCCTCGACGGGTGGCAAGTTCTCGAAGTCGCGCATCTCGTTGACGGTCAACAGTGGGGCGCCGGCAGTGGCGCCGATCTGGGCGGCTAAGGCGTAGGACTCGTAACGGGTCTTCAGGTCCGATCGCAGCACCGCTGACACGTTCGCCTTGACCCGCTGCGGGCGGGGAACCAGCGACGACAACGACTCCTCGACCGGTACGAGGTAAGGCACCAGCCCATAGGTCAGCCAATCGGCTGCGCGTTGTTCCCGGTTCGCGTACGTCACGCTTGAACCGGATGTCGCAGCGCCGATCATCTCGGGGAATACCCCGTACACGCGTGCGATCTGCTCGACCGTGAACCGCTGCGTATCCAAGAACTGCGAGTCAGTCGGGTTGATCTGGATCTGCTCATGCCTGAGCCCTGACCCGAACACCGCCGGCTCACGACCTCTGGTCGCACCGACGAACGCCTTCTTGACACCCTCGGCCTGTTCTGGCGTCAGCTGCTGGTCCGAATACACCACCGACGTCGGATGACCGCCGCCAGTGAAGAACTCGCCGCCGAACTTCTCGGCCTCGAGTCCGCTGTTGATCGACTTCGCAGCAAATGAGATCGGCGACAGACCGAACGGCTGACCAGGGGCGACGAACATCGGGGAGTGCCACAGTCGTCCGGCAGGCCACCGATCCACGACCTGACCGTCGACCTTCGTGACCCACCGGCCGGCGACGTCATGCCAAGTCACAGCGTTTGGGTTCAGGATGTCGATACGACGCGGGAACCCTGACGCAGTGAACTCAGTGATTAGCCCGTAGGCATTCCCAGCGAGCAGCAGCGACGACCAGACCTGATAACGCCATACCGACGCCGAGACATCCGTTGACGGATCAGCGAGCACCTGAGCCAAAGCCGTTGGCGTCTGTTCGCCACCGGCAGTTCGGAACTGGTCGATCGGCAAGGTCGACCCGACACCAGCAATCAACCGGACACACGCCCACACGGCGCTGTGCCGCATCGCTGTGCCCTCATCTACGGTCCCAGCCAGACTGACACCACCCGACCGGCGGGCGTTGATCGCCGCGAGGATCTCTCCGGTTGATACTCCCCGTGACTCGCGTCCGCGGAACACCCCGCCGAACATCAGCCGTCACCTTCGACGTCGAGCCCGACCAGCAACAGGACGACACCGACAGCGATCACACCGGCCTGCCACACCAGCGCGAACGCACCAGCAACAACCAGGACCATCGCGGCAACCTGGAGGACGGCGGCGAACGTGTTGCGACGCATCAGCCCTCCATCGGGTCAGTAGGCAAAGACGGGCTTGGGTGCTTCGGCTTCGGTGGGCAGGAGTGCGCGTGCGACGGTGACCGCTTCGAGCGGTGAGATCGGGACGGTGGCGTTGCGGATGTTCCACGCCCACGCGTCGCCCAGCGGCCGCTCGGACGCTTCACCGACGGCGACGTCGAGCGGGCCTTGACCTGCCGGGCGGCGCAACCGTCCCTCGACGACATCGGTGTAGAACCCGCCGCACGCCGCCTTGTAGTCGGCGGTGTTCACCGGGACGAGCAGGCCCGGATCAATGTCGGCGGACCGGAACGCTTCGAGCACCGACCCTGCCTGCGCTGCTGCGGGGCCGGCGTTGTTGAACCCGACCGCCAACGGCGCCCAACGCTCCACAAGCTCAACCAGACGACCGGGCAACCAGCCGACACCGTCACGATGATCGACGACCACGACATACGGGTCGAGGATCGTCCCGGAACCGAGCGAGATAGACGACGACGCACCGTTCGGGTCGACAGCGAACGACACCGTCATGCAACCCGGCTCGGGTGAAACCTCGACGCCAGCGGTCTCCGCCCACCTGTCGGCAGGGATCTTCACGTCCGGTCGAGCATCGAACGGCGGCGGAGCCCACACGCACAGATGCTCCTGCGCGAACATCTCGACACCGAGCGTGCGCAGGTCCTCCTCGAGGAACTCGACACCGTCCTGCATCCGGCCGCAACCGATCGCAGGGTTGACGCGCCGCCAGACGTCCTGGTCCAACGGGTCTGCCGGGACCTGCACGACCCGGCCCTCGTCGTCGAGATGGAACGTCTCGGCGGAATGCTCCATGAACGCGAACGCACCGGGATCATCAGAGATGGCACGCAACCGCTGCGACCACCACCACTCCGACCGACCCGCGATCCCAGCAGTGCCGGCGATGTTGAGCTGCGGGTTCTCGTTCGCGAACAGGATTGAGGTGATCGCCGACAACTGTTCGGCCGTCGCGTGCTGCGCCTCGTCGACGACCAGGCGGTCGATATCATCGATGCCACGACCGCCACCACCGGTACGAGTGCGGTACCAGATGATGCCGCCGTTACGCATCTCGATCATCTGCTGACCGGTACCCATCCACTTCCGCAGCACCTTGCCGCGCAAGTCGCGATGCTCCAGCAGCGACAACATCCGCTGCTGGGTCTGCGTCGCCAACAGGACCGCGTCGTGGATCGTGTGCAGGATCGCCTCGGACCGCTGAACCAGCCCCCAGAACTCCGGCACCTCGAGCTCGTCGCCCTTGCCGTTCTGGCGTGCCATCGCACGACCGGTTGTCTTCGCCGCCCACCTACCGTCGGGACGTTCGGCCATCTTCGCCTGAACCCACAACCGCTGCGTCGGGTCCAACGTCTTGCCCGAGTAGAACTCCCAGAACTCTATGGCGAGGTTCGCCTCATCCAGACTTGCGGCGTCGGGAGGCAGGACGAGCGTTGTCGGCTCCGGCTGCGCGTCGAGCTGCCAGTTCATCAGCCTTGCTCACCTCCGCCGGAGTCTCCAGCCCCTCGAGCAGCTCACCGATCAACCGACGCTCACGAGCCAACGACGCCGCCTTCGCCCCGTCCGTCTCGCCCTCCAGGATCGAACCCAGCCGGTCGTAATCGGCCCTCAGATCATCCACACGAGCCACAGGGCCGCTCCCTTGCAACAGCGGGCCAAACTCCGAACACACAACACGGCGAAGCGAGCGGGGTCGTGCGGGTGCGGTCTGGTCCTGAAAAGTTGACCGCACTCACTGGGTGTGGGTCAGGTGGGGTAGTCGCCGTCGATGGCTGCGTCGATGACGGCGGTGAGCCACTCGTTGGCTTGTGTGGCTGCGCGCAGCTTTGGGAGCAGCATGGCGCGCACAGTGTCGGTGTCGATCGTGGCGAGCTGCTGGGTGCCGCGAGCGTCGCCGTAGGTGGTGACGTGCTGTTCGACGTTGTCGATGAGCTGGGCGAGTTCGGGGTCGTTGTCGCCCTGGTCGACGAGGAAGCCGGCGATGAGTGCGGCGTGGACTCCGAAGGCGTCGCGACATGCGTGTCGGACGTGCTTGGCGAGGTGTTCGTCTGCTGTGTCGGGTAGTGCGGCGATCATGTTGGCCGAGTGTCCGAGCTGGATGGCGTCGTCGCCGAGCAGGTCGAGGGACATGATGTGGTCGCTCCTTCGGGGTCACCAGTTGCGGGTGGGGTTGAGTCCTTGGCGTCGACGGTTGCCGGCGGTGGCGCCTCGGCTGTAGGTCTTGGCGGGTGGTTCGATTCTCTACAACACGAACGGTGCTTCAGTAGTCGTGGTGGAGGTTGATGCCGGCACGTCGACGGTTGCCGGCGGTGGCGCCTCGGCTGTAGTTGCAGCGTGCGCACTCGGGTAGCAGCCTCGAGGTCGGGTCGCCGTCTCGTTCGTGCCCAGCGGTCCATGCTCTGCCGTGCTCGGCCTGGGTCTTGCCGCACTGCCAGCAGCGCGTCGAGGGGTCCCGGTTGGCTGCGTCTCGCACCTGCTTGGCTCGGCGCTGGTAGTCGCCGGAGTGGTGCGGTCCCTTGGTCATGGAACGGCAACGTCCGTCGGTGCGGTGCACACGACGGACGAACTAGCTACAGCGTACCTGTGTCGTACCTGGGATGTGTGGATTGTCACCCTAGGCATCGTCGCTTGCGCTCCTGATCTCAGCCAGCATGAGCGTGCCGTCGGCCAACTTGGCGGCGATCCGGTCGAGGTGAGCGCGTCGGCGTTCGTACGCCTCACGGTCACTGGCCACGCTTGCCGAGCTGGCGCAGACCCGATGGTCGCTTCGGCTTCACGAACCCCGCTGGTTCCTTCCACTGCGGCTCACCCGCCATCACGCCACCGCCCGCATCAGCTGCTCACCAATGAACCGGGTGTAAGCCGGTGGGATCGCTTCGCGACACCCGTTCCACGACGCCCACGGCATCTCCATCGCTTGCCCGAGCCTCGAGCAGTGATGCGGCTC